TCATTTCTTTTTCCCCTTGTAAATGCTTTTGAAGGCGTAAATGATGGTTGCGACGGAGGCGTTCAGTATCAGGGCGAGGACGCCCGCAAAAATGCTTGTCCCAGCCGAGCGGAAAATACCGGCGGTCTCTACCTGGATGTCGAAGATGACGTACCAAACAACGGCGCACAAAAGAATACTGCATACGCCTATAAGCATATAAATTGTCCTTGTGTGGGTTTCCCCCTGCTTTCTCAGCCCTGCGTTCATTTCTTGCAGATGCTTTACTTCGCCGGATAACCGCACGTTCTCTAATTCCAGATCATGGACATGCTGTGTGTCCGGCTGTTCATCCAGACCGACAAGCTCATTCAGCGATAGATTCAATACCTTGCAAGTGGCAGCGGCATAAAAAAGGAGCGGGTGCTTGACCCGCCCTGCATTTGTGTCGCATACGTTGTTATAGGGTACGCCGGACAGGTCAGACAACTCTTGCAGGGTGAAGCCGCTGGCATTTTTCGCTTTGCGAAGTTTGGCTGGATACTCGTCTAAGTAAGGTTGTAGGTCTGTGAGCGCGGACACTTTTTCTCCATCTCCATTCAGTTGTTGGATTTCCCGAAAGTTTTGGGAACGGTTCTTGAATCTTCCTCCTGATTTGTGATTTACAACATGGACTTTATGGGCAAGAGCGGGTACGCTTGAGATGTGGCAGACGTGTCGGTTTACCACCTTACCCGAAGCCCCGGCAGAGGTTGCCGCCAACGCCGGGGCGATCTTAAATCAGAAAACGAAAAAAGGCTTACGGTGTCCGCCGTTATAATCTGGCTCCGGGTCTATCGGTTCTTTGTAAACGGGTTTTTCTGGTAGAGGGACACCGGCGTACTCCGCGGCAGAAACAAGATTTTCAAATTCTTCTTCCGAAAGGCGATAAAGTGCCGATTTTGTTTTAGGCAGCTTCTCAGGAAGATAATATTTAATTCGGAAGTATACGCGCATTTTGTACCGAGATATTTTGGGCTGCATGATTTTCTCAATCGTTTTTTTATATCCGGCAATTTCTTGCGGCGATCTATCGTCCTTAAACGGTCTCCAACTTACTGAAATGGCGTTTGCGTCTTTCCCTTTGTAATAGATCGTATCAAGGCTTTTGTCTCCACAAGTAAAAGGGCCAGACAAATAGCAAATGTTCTGCGGCCCTTTCATAAAATCAGGCAGCGCAGGGAATCGCTTGTCTTTTCCTGAAATGCTGTAAACTCTACCTTGATATTTTGCGGTTACTGCGCTTTGCGCACCAGACCAATTGCAATAAACGAGGTCTGATCCTACTGATCGACAACGATTTATTGCGTTAGTAAAAACGTCTTGTTCGATGTTTGGCGCATTATCTTCTATCCATTGTTCCCATTCTGCCGCCTTTTGAAATTTACCAAGTTCTTCTTCCCAATCGACAATACGGTAGTAGGTTTCTTTAAGGTGCCCAATTGGCGAAAACGGCATCATCTGTGTAGACTTTCCAAGACAAACAAGAGCTAGCCGGTATTCCTTCTTTTTCCAAAGATAGCTTGCGTGCATACTGAGAACATACTCAAGGTATAGAACGGGACTTTCGATAGATCCTCTGTTCATTTTCGAGTAATCCGGGATAGGTATTGAATAGATGGATTCAGCGCTTGTCAGATCGTACATTTTGCCGTCGCATACGATTTTCTCTGCATAATTTATAAGCTCTCGATCTTCGTACAGCGAATTTGGCGGAGACGGGACAATCTTATATGCGCGGCCATAGCTGAAGTACGGTATGTATTCCATCTCGTTACCCCCCTGTCTTGCGCGGCTATGTTCAAAATAAATTTCTACGCGAATAGAATCAACAGAAAATTGTCGAAAAAACAATTTAGGGAAGTGATAAAATGCAAACACCCGTTGACGCACCGGATCGCTATGCCCGCAGGATCGACTTCCTGCTCAAATTCTACAAATTCATAATGGAGGATCAGAATGAGCGAGAACGAAAAGAATCTACTTGCGGAGAACGAAAAAGCTGAAATTGAAAAAGCAATTCAGGATCCTGCTTTGCGAGAAGCTATCATCTTAATTTTAGAAGAAGCAGGATTGCTTCCTTAACATTGTCGTCCGCCTTTTCGTAGGCGGCTAAAATTTGCCAATCAGAATACTTAGGGGAAAGCTCTTTGTCGGTATCGACAGGGAGCTTTTCTTCTTTTTCGTCAAAGTAGGAAACAGGAACATTAAACACCTCTGCGAGTTTCGCAATGTTCTTGTCGGTTGGCGTTTGCCCTCTTTTCCATCCATTTACAGATGTTTTAGAAAGTCCGGCGTTTAATGCTGCGCGGGATGGTGATATTCCGGTGGTATTACATAACTTAATAAACTGTTGGTAAAACGCCATAAAACACCCCTGCCTTTTTGTTTAGAATGCCGAAGTTACCGAAGTTAGCAAAAAGATGTTTACTTCAATAACGTCATGGGTTATAATGCAATCATGGTTAGCGAAGTTAATAAAGCGCAGTTGCTTTTGCGCCCCGTTTCTGCTGTTTTGTAAGTGCAATTTCATTATAGCAGACGGTGTTAACTTTTGCAACTATCAAATCAAAATAATTTGATGGGGGTGAAAAAGTGAATCTTCCCGAAGCATGGACTGGACGGCTGATCGGCAAGATGCATAACAACGGCATCACGAACACGGAGCTTGCCAATCGGCTCGGCTACCACAAGGCGTATGTTAGCATGATCCTGAATGGTCAGCGAAGCCCAAGCAATGGCCGCGCCAAACTTGAGGCGGCTGTCGATGAGATCATCAAGGAACGGAGGGGAAACGGTGCAGACTGAAATGACGGTAGCGGACGGCGAGCGCTTTGCCGCTATTGTTTGGCAGACTTATGCGAAATACTTCAACGTCACTGTTGAGCCCTTGAACCAACGCAAAAAGGAGAGCAAACAAGATGATCGCCCCGTGTAAGGACTGCGCCGAGCGCTTCGTCGGCGGTCACGTATCCTGCCCCCGTTATGCGGAATTTAAAGCCGGATGCGAAGCACGGAGGGAAGCGCGGACAAAGCAGCACCCGATTGCCGATTACACCATCGACATCAAAAAGAGAGTACAAAAAGCGGCGTACCGCCGCAGAAAGTAGGGAAAACAACCATGGAAAAGACTTGCGAAACATGCCGCCGGTCGGCAATGTGCAACCACAGCGGAAGCGTGTGCCGCAACTGGCGGGAACAGAAAATGGAACCCCGGAAGGTCACGCCGGAGGAGTTTGCTGCACAGTGCATCATCGCGCGCATCGAGTGGCGCACGAAACGCGACCACGTGGAAAACGCCGACGGCTCCAGAACGGTGCTTGAGCACCACTACCCGGTCGTTATTGTAGACAATGCAAGCGGTGGCATCTTCTACAGCTACTACGCCTACCTCTCCCGCAACGAGATAAGCCCACCCGTGAAGATGTCCGACGAGTGGAAGGGAACGACCACAGTCGTTGACGAGTACATGCCGCACGATGGCGGGTTCTCCCTCATCCGCGCAATGGAGGAGGGATGACAAGTGACAAAACGGAAAGCCGCATTTGCGACAACCGCCATAATGACGCTGCTTGCAGCGGTCGTCTTCTTCGTCTGGCGCTTCGGCGCTGGCCTCGGCTTTGCCATCATAGAGGGCATTTTCGCCGTCTATGGCTTTTCCAGCCTCGCCGACGACTGCTGCCGCTGGCTTCAAATGCCGGACACGTCGATCATGCAGAGAGGAGGACGGCACTAATGATTATCTATCTCGCCGGTAAGATCACTGGCAATCCCGAATACCGCATACAGTTCACTGCGGCAAAGATGGAACTGGAAAGAGATGGTCATATCGTTCTGAATCCTGCCGAGCTGCCGGAGGGCATGAGCAAGGCCGCATATATGCGTATCTGCTTTGCAATGATCGACGTAGCGGACGAAATACGCACAATCCCCAACTGGTATAACAGCCCCGGCGCAAGAGTAGAAACCGCTTACGCTGAATACATCGGTAAGCCGATCGGCGTGGCAGAATACGCACTGATGGGAGGAGCGGAATGAACGACACACGTTATACGGCCATCGCCGCCGCCCTCCGGGAAGAGTTTCCGAAAGCCAATAAGGGCGCGGTGAGCATGGCACTTCACACGAACGACTACGGCGTAAAGTTCTGCACCAGAGCGCAGGAGATTTACGACGCCGTTACGCAACAGAAGCCCCGCAGACCGCACCGCGTCAAGCCCATACGGTTACAGTGCCGGTTAACCGAAAGCACCGCACAGCGCGTTAAACAGGCGCTTGAGAGAAACGGCATCGCGTCCATGCAGACATTTCTTGAATCCCTCGTTCTCGCGTGGCTCGCACAAAGCGAAAGCGCCGCCGGTGGAGATGACACCGACAGCGCTTACAGGAAAAACAACCTTGCTTCAAATTTTACCGCAAAGGAGGCGGAATTGTCAAGTGTCCAGAACGTGCCGCTGCCGTGACTGCGGCGAGGACGGATTCTACCCCGTCGTCTACGCCGACGAGGGCTACGGCTGGGAACGCTGCCCGACCTGCGGGTCTGACCGTATCGAATGGGGAAATAAATGCCCTTTGTGCGGACGGTACGCCGAGGAAAGCTACTGCGAGGACTGCAAGAAGGACCTCCGTGACCGCTTCCACGAGCTTTTAATTTGCAATTTTGACCCCGAAGAGATCAAAGCATTAAACGAAATCTATGATGGAAAGGGACTTGATGAATAATGGCTTACTACAAAAACGAATTTGACACCGGCTTCGTCGTCGACGAAAAGACCGGAGATAGCACGGCAATGTTTACCGTCAGAATCACCGTCGCGGAATACCGCGAGCTCGTAGAAAGAGCCGCGAAGAACGAGGCGGCGCGCCTCGCCGATGACTACTGGGAGATGAAAAAAGAGAACATCGATCTGAGAGCCGAGCTTTTCGATCTCCGGAAGAAGCTCGCGGAGGCAAAGGAGGCGGCGGAATGAGCGAGAACATGAGCATTTATAACGCCGTCCGATCGGTGCCGAACGAAGCGATCAAGCCCATCAGCGCTGGACGCTTGAAAGGATTCAGCGACATTAACCCTATGTGGCGCATTAAGAAACTGACAGAAATGTTCGGCCCCTGCGGTGTTGGCTGGTGGTATGAAATCACCGACAAGCGAATCGTTGATGACAACATCACACAGCAGCGCGCGGTTTTCCTTGACATTCTTTTATTTTACGTCGATCCAGAAACCGGCGTTGCGTCTCACGGAATCCCCGGAACGGGCGGCAGCTCCCTTGTCGCTCAGGAAAAGAACGGGCCGTACCTATCCGATGAGTGCTTCAAGATGGCTCTCACGGACGCCATCTCCGTTGCTTCTAAGGCGCTCGGCCTTGCGGCAGACATTTATTACGCCAAAGACCGAAGCAAGTATACCGCGCCGGGTGAAGCGGCAGATTACACCACCGCGCCGCCTCCGGCAAAGCCCGCAAATATCATCATTGGTGGGAATGCCGATCTTCCGATGATCTGCGCAGACTGCGGAGCAGAGATCAAGGATGATGTGCATGATTACAGCGTGAAATGGTACGGAAAACCGCTCTGCCGCGACTGTCAGAGAAAGAACCCGAGGTTGAAGAAGTGAAGGTCGATTCCGCCGTTTGGGAGGGCGGCTTCTTGAAGCTCCATACCGCGGACGTGGACGCGAGGCACTTTGCCTACGTGTTCACGCCGGGGGAATACGAAATAAAGCCCAAAAACATACGCAGCCTCGACGCAAACGCTTATGCCTGGGCATTGATCGACAAGCTCGCCAAAGCTACCGGCGTTCCTGCGTCCGAAGTCTACCGCCGCGCCGTCCGCGACGTTGGCGGTAACATGAAGATCGTCTGCATCCAGTCAACGGCGGCGGAAGAGCTGCGGCAAGTCTGGGCATCAAACGGCCTCGGCTGGCAGTCCGATGTCACAGCGTCCAAGATCCCCGACTGCGTGAATGTGATTCTTTACTATGGCTCCTCGGTCTTTTCCAGCTCCACGATGAGCCGCCTTATAGACAACCTGATTCAGGACGCAAAGGCCGTTGGTATCGAGACCATGCCGCCGGACAAGCTCGCCGCCCTGCTCGGCGAATGGGAGGGAAAACGTGAAAAGAATCTCAAGCAAACGCGCTAAAGCGTGCGCCATTCCCAAGGCCGTCAAAGAGCGCGTTTGGGAACGCGACCATCACTGCTGCGTTTACTGCAAATCCATTTACGCTTTCCCCGAAGCCCACTATATCCCCCGTTCCCGCGGGGGATTGGGTATCGAGGAAAACGTACTGACACTCTGCCGCCTCTGTCACGACGCCTTTGACAACGGCACGGCGACGATGCGGCAGGAGATCGGGCACTACTGCCGGGACTATCTCAAAGCCCATTACCGATGCTGGGACGAACAAAAGTTAATCTACCGAAAGGATGATCCAAGATGGCAATGAACACATGCGTCCTCATGGGACGCCTTACACGAGACCCGGAGAAGCGTTACACGGCGAACAACACGCCGGTCGCGTCGTTTGCGATCGCCGTTGACCGCTTCAAGGAGGGCACGGACTTCTTCGACATTACCGCATGGCGTGAGACCGGCGAGTTTGTATCCAAGTGGTTTTCCAAAGGCGACATGATCTGCGTCCGCGGTCGCATCCAGAACCGCGATTGGACGGATAAAAACGGCAACGCCCGCCGGTCAACGGAGATCGTCGCGGATGAGGTCAGCTTCTGCGGCGGCAAAAAGGACAAGCCCGACCAGAAGGAAGCCTACGAGCGCGCACAGCTCGAGCCGGTTGAGGATGACGGACAGATTCCGTTTTAACGGAGGCGCACAATGGCATTAGAGAGCTTCAATGCCTATCACAGCTACCTCGACACCATGGAAGCGCTGAATGACGCGGAGTGCGGGAGACTGTTCAGGGCGCTGCTGGAATACAGCGCGACCGGCGCAGCTCCGGAACTCCGCGGTAATGAACGCTTTGTCTTCCCCGGCATGAGGTCGCAGATCGATAGGGACATTGAGAAATACAACGCCAAATGCGCGCGAAACCGCGAGAACGGAGAAAAGGGTGGGGGGCATTCGCCACCGAACGCCCCCGAACGCCCCCGAACGCCCCCCAAGGACAAGGACAAGGACAAAGACAAGGACAAAGACAAGGACATATCTTTCCCACCTAACGGTGTGAAAGAGAATGCGCGCGCGCACCACCCCACCGTGGAAGAGGTTGCTGCCTACTGCCGGGAGCGCGGAAACCGCGTTGACGCCGAACGCTTTGTTGACTTCTACGCCTCCAAGGGCTGGAAAGTGGGCAATCAGCCCATGAAAGACTGGAAAGCCTGCGTCCGAACATGGGAAAGGCGGGAGGACAAACCCAAACAAACCGGTCGCTTTGCGACACCAGACTATGACGCAATGGAGGACTTGCCATGCTGACAGAAGACATTATCGGCAGCATTGCCGAACGCGCGAAACGAAACAACCCCGCCATGCCGGAGGATTACATCGCCTCCGACGGCTTTCTCCATTGCGGCAAATGCGGCGAGCAGAAAGAATGCGCCATTGACGCCGGAGGAAAAGAGATCATCGTCCGCTGCCTCTGCCGGTGCGGAGCGGAGGCGCGGAAGCAGACCGCCGAGGACGCTTTCAGGAAGCTCAACGAGGAACGCCGTGCAGATTGGCTGTGCGGATACGAGGGCATGACCTTTGACAATTCCACGGGTAACCCGTCCATGTTCTTCGCCGAGAAGTTCATCCACCGTTGGACGGATATTTTGGAAAACGGCCTGTCGTTCACGCTCTCCGGCGCTGTCGGATGCGGCAAGACCTACGCTGCGGCGAGCATTGCCAACGAGCTTTTAGACCGTGGGTATCGCGTCTGGATGGTCTCAACGGTCAATCTGCTTGACCGGATGTTTGACGAGGCCGACATCATCCGCAACCGGCTGGCGACGTTTGAGCTTGTGGTGCTGGACGATTTCGGCGCAGAACGAAACACGGAATACGCCGCCGAAAAGATGTTTCAGATCATCGACGACCGCATGAGATCGCGCCTGCCTACGATCATCACGACGAACATAGACATCACCCAGCCGACGGACAATCTGACATATCAGCGCATTTTCTCCCGCCTGAACGGGGAAGCGCCGCAGTTCCGCTGCAAGGGCGGTGATCTGCGAGCCGACAGGGGAAGAGAAAAACGGCAGTTTGCCAATGAAATTTTGAAATCCTAAAAATTTTTTGAAAGAAGGAAAACAACATGAAAGAAACAAACATCGGAAAGTACGTTATCGTCCGCGGAGACCGCTCCGGCGTGTTCGCGGGAAACCTCGCCGCCAGAGATGGGCGGGAAGTCCAGCTCACCGAATGCCGACGCATCTGGTATTGGAATGGGGCAGCAAGCATTTCCCAGCTTGCCATTGACGGCACGCGCAAGCCACAAGAATGCAAGTTCCCGGCGCCGGTGGAGGAAATCACAATCCTTGACGCTATTGAGATCATCCCCTGCACGGAGAAGGCCGAAGCGAGCATCAAGGCGGTGTACGAATGGAAGTGCTGACGCGGGAGGCGTTCCTCCATACGGATTATTTCGAAGGCAACGGTTGTGGGTCAGGTTCTGGTTCAGGTTCTCCTTTTGGATCGGGGTTTGGATCATGTTCTGAATATGGCGCTGTTTCTGGTTTGGGGCGTGGATATGGCTCGGGCGCCGGCTCCATCTCCGGCCACGGATGCGGCTGTGGTTACGTCTCCAGCTCTGGCTGTGACGACGGCTCCGGTTGCGGTCATGATTCTGGCGATGGAATAAAATCTTTTAACGGTCAGTCGGTCGATATGATCGACGGCGTACCGACGATTCTCACGCGCATCATCGGCAACGTTGCCAAGGGCTTTATCGTTGGCCCCGATTTTTTGCTTGCCCCGACCTTTGTGTGTAAGCAGGGCAACACATTTGCCCACGGCGAGACGTTGCACAAGGCGCGGGAAGCGCTGCTCGAAAAGCTGTTTGACGATATGCCGACGGATGAGCGCATCGCAGCGTTCTGCAAAGAGTTCAAGCCCGGCGTAAAGCGCCCGGCCATGGACTTTTTCTCGTGGCACCACCGGCTGACCGGAAGCTGCGAGCAGGGGCGGAGAGAGTTCGCCAAGCAGCATGACATTGACATCGACAGCGATGAGCTGACGCCCGAAGAGTTCTTCGCTCTGGCGCGCGATTCCTACGGCGGCAGCATCATCCGACAGACGGAAGATGCATTTGCCGCCAGTAATGGCGAGATCGTAGAGGCGGAAAAATGAAAGTCCTGATTGCCTGCGAAGAATCGCAGCGTGTGTGCATCGCTTTCCGCAAGCGCGGCCACGAGGCGTACAGCTGCGATATTCAGGAGCCGTCCGGCGGTCATCCTGAATGGCACATTTTCGGCGATGCACTAAGGGCCATAGAGGGTGGGAAAGTAACCACCATGGACGGGAAAACGCACGACATAGGCCGATGGGACATGATTATCGCTTTCGTCCCATGCACAAAAACAAGCAATGCCGGAGCGCGCCATCTCTACAAAGGCGGCAAACTGAACTTGCAGCGCTACTATGAAGGACTGTGCGGCAAAGCACTTTTCATGGCGGTTTGGGCGGCAGACTGTGACAAAGTAGTGATTGAAAATCCGACGCCGAGCAGGATTTTCGACTACCCGCCGCCTACACAGGCGATACAGCCGTTCATGTTTGGGCATCCGTTCAGCAAAAAAACCCTCCTCTGGGAGCGTGGCGTTGATCCTCTGACGCCTACAAATATCGTGGAGCCGACGGCGACATGGTGTCCAAGCGGAAGTTACAGCGGGAAACACGGTGAGGAACACAAGGGAATGTTCACGACAGACAGGGCAAGGAACCGAGCAAAGACATTTCCCGGCATTGCGGAGGCAATGGCCGAACAATGGGGAGGCGATATCCGATGACTTACATCGGCATAGACCCCGGCAAGAACGGCGCACTCGCCATTCTGAACGGGGAGGAAGCCCAGACGTTCCGGTATGACCGCGATACCTACCGCTGCGTCCTCTCCGACATGCGCGGGGAAAAGGCGGTGTGCTGCCTGGAGCACGTCAGCGCCATGCCGGGGCAGGGGGTTACGTCCATGTTCCATTTCTGCGAGGGATTCGGCTGGCTGCAAGGGATGCTCGAAGCATACGAGATCCCCTATGAGCTCGTCCGCCCGCAGAAGTGGAAGAAGGAATTTTCCGTCACGGCAGACAAGAACACGTCCATAGAGGTCTGCAAGCGGCTCTTCCCCGGCGTGAATTTAATCCCGCCGGGCTGCCGCAAGGAGCATGACGGAATGGCGGAATCTTTACTTATGGCACTCTACGCCAAGCGGAGGCTCGGATGAAACGAATTGACCTGACCGGGCAGCGCTTCGGACGCCTGACGGTCATACGATACGACCACTCCGAGCACGACGGGGCGCACTGGCTCTGCAAATGCGATTGCGGAAAAGAAAAGGTTGCCGCCGGGTATTCCCTGCGGAGCGGAAATACAAAATCCTGCGGCTGTCTGAACTCCGACGCTTCGCGGGCAAAGCTCGAAAAAGCAAGGGAAGCTCTGAAAGCAAGACCGAGAAAAGACCTGACAGGTCAGCGGTTCGGGCGGCTCGTCGTTCTCGGCCTTGCCGACGTGCCGGACAGAAAGGGATTTATTTTTTGGCGCGTCCGGTGTGACTGCGGAACGGAGAAAACGGTCATGCAGAACAACATCATTTACGGGCAGACGCGATCCTGCGGCTGTCTCGCAAACGAAGTGAGAGCGGCCAGAGCCGAACACATGAGGCAGGGAAGAAAGCCGAAAAAAGCGCCTGTGGAAGTCAGGAAGCCGAAAACCGAGAAAACCGCCGTCCGCAAAGTTTACCAAACAAGAACCGCCGCAGAGTTTTTCCGCTTCTCCAAAGCGCACGGGTGCAGCGTGTGCGCGGATAGGAAGGACTGCGACATGTCGTTCTGCAAATATGAAAAGGAGATGACATCGTGAACGAAAAACAGGAAAAGAAGCGCCGGTACAATCTGCGCCTTGAGTTTATCGCGCATTTCAACAAGTGGCTGGACAGCGAGCCGCCCCGGTGGCGCTTTATCCGCTGGCGCAAGTGGAAGAAAAGTCGGCCAGTATGGGAGGACGCGGCAGGACCTACGAAGAAGCAAAACGAATCCTTCACCCGGACACTACGCGGGAAGCACTTGCCGAGATCGGGTTCAAAGGCAAGGAGAAATTGCAGGATGCGGTAGACGAGGCTTTCCTTATGGCGTGTGATGCGCTGGACAAGCAGATACCGGAGCCACCTGTTGTGTTAAACCAAAAAGGCTCTAAGCACTTTTTCTGCGTGGCTTGTGACATGAGAATTGTGTCCGAAATTAACGGGGAGCTCTGCGGGAGAAAACCCCGCTTCTGCCCCTATTGCGGACAGGCGCTTAATTGGAGGGCTGACAATGGCTGAATACATTGACCGCGAAGCGGCGATCAAAGCAATCTATGACAGCGATCCTAACGGCATTCGCCGAACACTCGGGTTTAATGTGAGACAAATCGAAGAAGCGCTGCGGGCTGTCCCAGCCGTCTCCGTCCCGCAATGGATCAGCGTCAAGGACAGACTGCCAAAGTACGAAAACCCGGTGCTTGCTGGGAACGCGGAACTTTGCTTCGTAAACACGGCATGGTATCACGTCGCAACCAGACGTTGGGAATTGCCGTCTGGGTTTTTTTGCGAAGTAACTCATTGGATGCCGCTTCCCAAACCGCCGAAAGGAGGGTTTTAGCAATGAGACGGCACTGGGTTAAATGCAAAGAAGAATTGCCGATGATGCACGAAGATGTCCTGATGCTGTTCGATAACGGGAGCGAAGCCAACATGGCCGTAGGCTTCATCGGCAATATCGTCGATGGCGTTCCATCCTGGTGCGCCTATACAGATGGCGGATGGTATACGGACTGCGAAAACGCGCCGGATTACTGGATGCTACCGCCAGTCATGCCGAAAGGAGTAGGAAAATGAGTGATATTCGTGAATGCCGATTCTGCGACTATAGCGACGGGAAACGCTGCCATGGCGGGTTGATCCGATGCACCCGCTTCTCTCGCTGGACAAAGCCGCACGATCGGCCAAAATGCTACGCAGACCCTTCTATAGCCTGGCTACAGAAAAGATGGCCGCGTCGAGACAAGGAGGACGCGGAATGAAAATCTACAGCATTACGGTAGACGCCATGCCAAAATCCTGCGGCAGCTGTCCGCTGTGTGGGTATATAAACAGTGATTTCCCGGTCTGCTACGGCGTTGCAGATAAACAAATCTGGCGCATTGAGGGAAATCCCTGCGATATGCAGTACAGACGCAGCGATTGCCCGCTTATTGCGGTCGGAGGGCTCGGATGAAGGCAAAAAGCTACAAGCTGAAATACGTCCCGACCGTGCAGCAGCTCCGGGACGCGGGATTCCTGCCCGGCGGAGCATGGATACATGCAGAGGCGTTTATGTTTGCCGAGCGGCGCTTTGCCCACAAGCTTTCTGTGTCGATCTGCTTCTTACCGGATCTGGATGTCTGGGACGACTTCAACAACATCCTGGTACTTGACGAAGAATTTGGGCAGCCCTATACGCCATTTTATTCCGAGAATTACAAGAAGGATATCAAGTACTTCCCGGTTCTGGAATCCTGCATCCGGCAGTACAACGACTTTCTCGACAGCTTTGATTTTCTGGAAGAAGTAAAGGAGGAAGACAATGGTAGTATCTGACGTAGCCAGCCTTATACAGTGGGAGGAAGCCAAGATCCACCTTCTGCTGCGACCGGAGTATGCGATGATGGGCATTTCCCTCAACGAAACTGAAGAAGGCGTGTTGCTGAACATTTATTCTTATTTTATTCGTGAACATCTCCGAAAAAGAAGGGAAGGTGAAGAATATGCGCTTGATTGACGCTGACGATCTGCTTGCTGAATACGACCGACAGCACGAAGGAGAGCCGGGGAAAGCCCGAAAACTGATAGAGGATGCACCCACCGTTGCCGCTGTTCCCGCGTCCAAAATCCTCGCCTTGCGCGACGCTCTCTACGAAGCCGATGCTGTCACAATGCGAGGACTGCGCAATCTCAATATGCTGATCGCCAAATACGAAGGAGGAAAAGACCCTGCGACTGATTGATGCTGACCATTTGATACAGGTCGTTTGCAGCGCTACGATTCTTTCGGACGGGTTTAAAGAAGCGTTCCGCAAGTTAGTTAACGGAGAGCCAACGGTTGACCGCCCCACCCGAAGCCAGTTTAAGCGCATGGCGGTGCAGCTCGGGTATGAGCCGGTCGTACATTGCAAGGACTGCAAACACGTCATGTTCAGTGACTGTTACGGAGAATGCGGAGCTGCACGAATGGGAATTGTCGGCCCGGATGACTTTTGCAGCTACGGAGAAAGGAAAGAAAACGATGACGCTTGAAAATGCAATAAAAACGCTTGACGATGTTATCCCGCCGCACACGCACAACACGGTAGACCGGGAACATATGCCGATTGTCCTTGCGTGGGAAGCGGTAAAGGTCGAACTCGAAAACCGTGAGCCTGTTGTGCATTGCAAGGACTGCTTACATTACTGCGAATGCGTATGCGATTATCACGCGGCGGCGGTTTGCGCAGACTGGTTTTGCTGGGGCGGAGAAAGAAGAACCGATGAGCAGTAAATCCAAGCGCAAGCCGAGAGACGTATCCACGCACAAGGCCGTATCCATTGCCATGACGATCTTCGTCTGGGCGTGGATGTCCTGCTTCAATCCTACGCAGGAGGACGTGAACCGCATGTCCGACGAGGTGCGCAACATCCGCGAGAGCGTGAACAGCAAGAACCTCAACATCTGGGAAGTCAGAGACGCTATCAAGGACGAGTTCGGGTGGGAGGTTTGACAAACTGCCTGAACTGTGGAGCTCCGATCACCGGGAGCGTGTGCGAGTATTGCGGGACAAGGTACGGTACGGTTTTCGTTCCTGCGTCGTCTCCTCCGGTGATATGTGAGACGTTAACGATCTACACCATAGACGGCGAGATATATCAAATCGAACGATATGGAGATATTTAACTGTGAACGATGAAAAGTATGTGTTCATTAATGACTGCGCAGAGAAGAAGCGAACGGCGCGTGGCATACACAATAAGCGCACCCACGCCGGAAAGGGCGGAAAAGTTATCTTCCCGTCCGATTACCTAACAAGAAAGGAACGAGAAGCGATGAACGGCGAAGTAAAGACTTACGCGCTCAACCGCCCTATGCGGTGGAAAGAATTTAAACTACTCCCGGACGATGTGCGCCGGGAGTACATAACGAACCTACAGAAACGTTTCGATGTGCAGCAGAAAGACCTTGCCGTGATGTTTGGTGTTTCTGTTAATTCGGTAGGATTGGAAACGAAAAAGCTCGGGATTAAATTTCCCCATCGCGGAGGATGGGCAAACACCAACAACGGCGGATTCCGTGCCTTTTGCGCCGAAGAGCCGAAAGCCGATTATGTAGAAGCGCCGCCGGAACCGGTGCATTCCACGCCGGAAGTTGCTGAAGCGCCGGAGGAGGTCAAAGCCCCTGACGCTCCGCCGGTACAGAATAGGGGGGGCGCTCCCAAGAGCGGAAGCCTCTGCTTCGAGAACACCACGACCACAGAAGCGCTGAACCTCGTTTACTCCGTCCTCGGCTCCGTGAGCATGGCAAAGTTAAGCGTTTCGTGGGAGGTGTGAAAAGATGTGCCTGACAATCGAAAATTCCGCACAGAGCGTTTAACGCTGCGAGAACGGAGGTAAAATGAGCAAGCCGAGATACAAGTGGTGGGGGTTCGTGAAAGCGATCATCCGGGCGTACCCGATGCATTGTGAGGATTTGCGGAATATACGGGAGCAGTCTGTTGTTCCCGCATACGGCGCAACAGGACGAGGGACGGGCGTAAACCGAGCCGCTGAAAGTGTAGCCTTGCGCGAGCTTCCTTTCGATGATATGAAAGAGTATTTAGCTGTCGAAAAGACCATACGGGACACCATGCGGTATCCTAATGGTGCGGATCGCGTAAAGCTCATCGAAATGGTGTTTTTTAAGCGCACACATACTTTGCATGGGGCAGCTATGGCCCTGTTCGTTTCCTACGGAACCGCTAAGAACTGGCATAATAAATTCATCGAAAGAACAGCAGAAAACTTTGGGCTTACAAAAAAAGGGGCAGTCGAATGACTACCCCTTTGCTTTATATTTCTTTCCCGTCCGGGAAAACAAAGCCGATATGTGGTTCTGCGCCAATGGCTTTCGCAATAACGCACCATTCTTCAACGGAGAACTTTCCGGTATTTAGGCGCTTGCTTAACAGTTGCGGAGACCAGTTTAGGCGGCGGGCAAGCTCTGATTTGCTCATCCCGGCGTAAGCCAGCGCCATATCAACTAATTGCTTAGCGGTCATTGGATCACCCCTTTCGATCTGATTATAAACTATATGATTTTGCTTGTCAAATAAAACTTTTCAAAAATAATCCAAAAAGTTCAAAATAATGGTTGACATTCTAAACCAAATAGTTTATAACTACGACTGTAAGCTAAATAAACAAGCCGACAGGCAGAAAGGGAATTGAAATGCTTTATACAGTCCATACATCCTTTGAAGCACGCGACAACGAAACCGGCTTCATGCGGCGTTGGAGCAATACCGAGAAGATTGAAGCCCCGGACAAGCTCACCGCAAAGACCATTGCTTGGCATCACATCATCGACAGCGGCGAATACAGCTTCGTCACAATCGATAGCCAGAACGCCAGAGCGTCCAGCAGGAAGTAAGCACAGAAGCCGAAGGGCGGCGGCTAAACCGCCCAGAAAGGAAGAACGATCAATGAAAGGAATCAAATTCGAGAAAGACCAGATTCAGGCAGTATACGACGAAGTCGCCCGCCGGATGCAGCAGTTCTATACCGACGAATACACCGAGCGTGAAGCGGAAGAAGAACACCGCGCGATGCGGCAGGGTGTGTATTCCGTCCTGTCCTCGCTGGCGATCAACTGGCCGGAAGTCCGCTGCTGGATAGACGAGATCGAAGCTAAAGAAGATCACCAGCCTGGGGTGTGATCATGAGAGTTATTGACGCAGACAGCCTTTATGAATTCTTCAAAGAGCGGCGGCTTGAGCTTATTGAAGCTTGCAAATTAAACGGCGGCGGTACACAATTTTCCGCAGGGAGGCTTGCGGAAATGGGCAGGATCATGGGGATGCTTAAAAGCGAAAGCTTCACGCCGACGTTGAAAGATTAGCCTAAAAAGCCAAAATCAAGTGCTATAATGGGTACACTCGAAAGAGCTGGAAGCGATTCCGGCTCTTTTTTGTTGGAAGCGGAAAGGAAGGAACTGAAATGGAACTTGTCAAAAAGCCGTTAAGGGAAATCGTCCCTTATGAAAAGAATCCCAGAAAGAATGATGATGCTGTGGCTTATGTCATGGAGAGCATTAAGCAGTGCACCTACGTTGCGCCTATCATTGTGGATGAGGACGGCGTGATCCTTGCCGGGCATACGAGATATAAGGCGTTGAAAAAGCTCGGCTATAAAGAAGCGGATGTTCTTATCAAAGAGGGGCTGACGGAGGAACAGAAACGGAAATATCGGCTTCTAGACAACAAAACAAATGAGTTTGCCGAATGGGATGATGCGCTTTTATCGGAAGAACTTGCGGAGCTTGATTTCGAGGGCTTTGACTTCGGATTTTTTGAGGAAGAAAAAGAGAGCGAGCCTAACCAGTACAGCATGAAAGTCAATATTCCGCAGTATGAGCCGGACGGGATAAAGCCGAGCCTTGCCGACCTGTACAATACGGATAAGACGGACAGCCTCATCATGGAGATTGAGGCCGCAGACATCCTTCCTGAGCAGAAAGCGTTCCTTATTGCAGCGGCAAACCGGCATAATGTGTTCAATTACAGGAATATTGCGGAATACTATGCGAACTGTGCAAGCCCTGAAATGCAGGAACTGATGGAGCGTTCCGCACTTGTCATCGTCGATATCGATAATGCCATTGCTAATGGGTTTGCCGAGCTGCTTGACGGCTTGGTAGAGTTAAAGGACGGTGAGGGCATTGACGAGGAGTGAATACCGCGAATCTTTTGCCGTTTTTATTCTAAGCCACGGCAGAGCTGACGAGATAAAGACAGTAAAGATGTTGAAAGACAGCGGATACACCGGAGACTGGTATGTTGTGATCGACAATGAGGACGACCAAGCCGACCAATATTTCTCCAAGTTCGGTGAGCATGTCATTCAGTTCGATAAAAAGGCTGTTGCGGATGAGACGGACACCGGTGACACGGACAATGACCGCCGCGTTGGAGTGTTCGCAAGAAACAAGATACAAGACCTTGCCGAAGAGCGTGGCTTTAAATATCATTTGCAGCTCGACGATGATTTTACGAGGATCGATTTCAGATATGTAGAGGATGACAGGCTTGTTACAAAGGCTTGCCGAGACCTTGACACGCTTTTCTATTACCTTGTGCGTTACATCGACAAGACGGACATTGCATGGTTGACCTTTACGCTATCGAGCGAATACCTTGGCGGGATCCGTGGGAAAAAGTATTTTCTGGGCTTGAACCCAAAGACAATGGGCTCGTTTCTGATGCGTGCGGATAAAAAGGTTAAATTCCGTATGCGCATGAATGACGATATCACCACGACGATAGATGAAGCAAGCCGGGGGCTGCTGATGTATTCTGTTATGTACTTACAGGTACAGACGCCGCCGACACAGCACATGCGTGGTGGAATGACGGACATATATCAGGACAATGGTACGTACCGGAAGAGCTTTTACAGCGTGATGTGCTGCCCGTCGTTCGTGAAAATCGCAAAGCAGGGCAGAATCAATTTCCGCATCCATCACAAGATCAGTTGGAACAACTGCCGCCCGAAGCTGGTGAACGAAAAATGGAAAAAAACTACGATTACTTAATAGTTGGAACGGGGCTTGCAGGCTCTGTTTTTGCGTATATGGCGACAAAGGCCGGAAAGGCCTGCATTGCCGTGGATCGGCGCGACCATATCGGTGGAAACTGCTACCAAGAAAATGTTGAGGGTATCGCAGTTCATAAATACGGAGCGCACATTTTCCGCACGAACAACGACGAGGTATGGAAATTCGTCAACCAGTTCGTTCATTTCAATAATTTCATTAACAGCCCACTTGCCTGTTACGCAGGACGGTGTTACAACCTACCGTTTAACATGAACACGTTCCGGCAGTTGTGGGGTGTGAATTTCCCTTTTCAGGCGAAAGCGGAGATCAACCGCCAACGGCTTGTGCTTGACCGTGAAGCGAAGAGCTTAGAAGAACACGCGCTGTCGCTTGTCGGAGAAGACATCTATAAGATGTTTATCCGAGGCTATACCGAAAAGCAATGGGGCAAGCCGTGTTCCGAACTTCCGCCTGACATAATGCGGCGGATCCCTGTTCGGTATACGGCGGACAATAACTATTACAATGCGAAATATCAGGGCATCCCTATTGAGGGGTATAACAAAATCATTGAATCACTGTTAAACGGTACAGACGTAGCCCTTAATACGGCCTTTAAAGAAGCAAAGGAAAAGTATAAGGCAAAGAAGATTGTTTATACTGGCGCGCTCGATGAGCTTTACGGATATGAGTATGGAGAACTCCCGTGGCGAAGCCTGCGCTTTGATCAAATGACGGTTGATATAGACAACTATCAAGGTGTGGCTGTAGTAAATTACACCGAGAGCAGAATCCCCCATACTAGGGTTATAGAGCATAAGCACTTCGTTTTTGACACAGAAAGCCCGAAAACCGTACTGACAATCGAATACCCTGACACATGGGAAAGAGGGAAAGAACCTTTTTATTCTGTCAATAACGCAGAGAGTGAAGCTCTGTATCAGAAATACCGGTCGAGAGCGGAAAAGGACGGTCTAATCGTTTGTGGCCGTTTGGGTGATTATAGATATTATGACATGTCCGAAACCATAGAGAGCGTTCTCGCGTTGTCTACGAGGTGCTTATATGGCGAAGACTGCTGAACAGCTCGGAGCGTTTAACAAATATCTGAATAAGCAGCCCAACGGAAAAGGCCGACCGAGCCTTGTTTTGAGTGTCGAGGGCAAGCAACTGGTCGAGATGTTGTCCAAATACATGTGCACCGATGAAGAAATGGCTGGGGAGCTTGGCACAACGGTAGAAACGCTGCATAACAAGAACAACCGAGAAACATTCTTAGACTGCAAAAAAAGAGGGCAGGCCAGAGGCAAAGTGAGCTTGCGCCGTAACCAGATGAAGCTATCAGAAACGAATGCGACAATGGCAATATGGCTTGGCAAACAAGTTCTTGGACAGAAAGACTATCCTGATCCCGAAGTTGATAGAGGGGCGGTCATTGAATGGGACATATAAGAATGTCAGAAATGCTTGCCCCTGTATTCTATGACTTTGCGAAAGATGTTATGCGGCACGGACATACGCATTACGATATTCGCGGAGGTCGAGGGAGCCTGAAATCGTCAACGGTATCCCTGCTTGTGCCGCAGCTGTTAATTGCAAATCCCAACACCCATGCGCTTGTGCTCCGTAAGGTTGCAAACACCCTGCGCGATAGCGTATTCAACCAGTACATGTGGGCGATTGCCGAGCTTGGCATGGCCGGGCTATGGTATGCAAAGGTCAGCCCGATGGAAATCATCTACCGCCCGACCGGGCAAAAGATCATGTTCCGTGGCGCAGACGATCCGATGAAGATTAAATCTATCAAGGTGCCGTTCGGGTATATTGCCGTTACGCACTTTGAGGAAAAAGATCAGTTTTCCGGCAGGGCGGAGATACGAACAATTTTGCAGTCCACGATGCGCGGTGGGGACAAGTTCTGGAATTTCGAGAGCTACAACCCGCCTATCAGCCGCGATAATTGGGCGAATGTTGACAGCGCCGAAGACAAGCCGAACCGGCTGTGCCATATAAGCACCTACCTTGATGCGCCTAAGAGTTGGCTCGGAGAAGAATTCTTAAACGAAGCTGAATACCTTAAACAGACCGATGAAAGAGCATACCAACACGAATACCTTGGTCTGCCCGTTGGCACAGGTGGCAACGTATTTGATAAGTTGGAGCTTCGAGAAATTACCGACGACGAAGTAAAGTGTTTTGATAGGATTTACCAAGGCATCGACTTTGGCTGGTATCCTGATCCGTTTTGCTTTATCCGCATCTACTATGACGCAGCTAGAGAAACGCTGTATCTGATCGACGAGCATTACGTCAATAAGACGAGCAACGAAGAGAATGCCTCCTGGATAAACGACCGCCATTATAATGATTTCCCGATAACATGTGACAGCGCGGAGCCTAAAAGCATCGCAGACTTGCGGGCATGTGGGTTAGATGCAAGGAAATCAATAAAAGGCATTGGACGTATCGAGTATGGCATGAAGTGGCTACAGCGCCGAAAGATCGTTATCGACAAACGCAGGACGCCGAACGCATACAAAGAGATCGTCGGCTATGAGTACGAACGGAACAAAGACGGCGAGATCATAAGCGGATACCCAGACAAGAACAACCACGCAATAGACGCTATCCGGTATGGGATGGAGCCGGTATTCAGATTGTACGGAGTGAAGGCATGAACATTTACGAGGTTTTACGGGCACGTGGATATACCACCGTGCCGGAAGAGTTCTACACTTACATTGAGAATTGGAAGAGCTGGTACGACGGTTACGTGGAACTGTTCCACCGGTACAGCATCTGGAACGGCATGAAGTACGTCCCGTGCCGCCTGTACTCTCTCGGCATGGCGAAAAAGGTCTGCGAGGACTGGGCCAACCTTTTGCTGAATGAAAAGTGCAAGATAACGCTTGAGGGGCAGCCAGAGCAGGATTTCATCGATTCCGTTTTTGAGCGGAACAACTTCACCGTCAAATCGAACGAGATGCAGGAGATCAAGGCGGCTCGCGGCACGGTCGCGTATGTGCCGACGGTCGTTAATGCGTCTGTTGATGAGCAGACGGGAAAGGTGAACGGCAGCGGCGGGGAAATCCGCATTGACTATGTCCCGGCTGACCTTATCCTTCCCCTTACATGGGAGAACGGCATTGTCACCGAATGCGCGTTCGGATCGCACAAGTCCATTAAAAAAGATTCGTACCTTTACATCTGCATTCACAAGCGGACGGACAAGGGCACATACGACATCGAAAACCTACTGTATCGTGACACAAAGGGCAGCCTGTCGGAGGTGAAACTTGCCGATGTTCCGGGGTTCGAAAACGTCGCCCCGGTCGTGCATACGCCATTCACGCAGCGGATGTTCGTCATTGACCGGCTCAACATCGTCAACAACGTTGATGCAACCCTGCCGATGGGCATTTCGGTATTTGCCAACGCCATAGATCAGCTAAAGGGTGTTGACCTGACATACGACAGCTATGTGAACGAGTTCCAGCTTGGCAAGAAGCGCGTCATGCTCAAGCCGCAGGCGACAAAGAATTTCCACACGGGAGAGCCGCTCTTCGATACAAGCGACGTTGTTTTTTATGTTCTCCCTGCCGACGGGCAGGACGGCGATATCATCAAAGAGATCAACATGAACCTTCGCACGGCGGAACACAACGCCGGGATTCAGGATATGCTTAATCTTCTGTCGAGCAAGTGCGGATTCGGCGAGAACCATTACAAATACGACAATGGCAATGTCTCCACAGCGACGCAGATCATAAGCGAAAACTCTGAGATGTTCCGCACGATTAAAAAGCACGAGATCATCCTTGAAAGCGTTCTCATTGAGCTGTGCCGCGTTCTTCTCCGAATGGGCAACGCTTATATGAACGCTGGGCTGAATGAGGACGTTGAGATCACGGTTGATTTCGACGATTCCATCATTGAGGACAAAGAGACTGACTTTAACCGCGATTCCCGTATGGTGCAGATGGGAATCATGAATAACTGGGAGTTCCGCGCTAAGTGGATGAACGAGGACGAGGCGACGGCAAAAGCCGCCCTGCCGAAGATGGAGAGCCTTGTATCGGGCGAAAATGAATGAAATACCCGATCACGCCGGAGTTCATGTACTCCCTGCCCCTGCCGCTTATGCGGCTATATCAGCGTTTAGAAGAACAAATCCTTGAGGATATATGCTCCCACGTTGCCATGACCGGGGAAATGACGGAGACGGCGATAGAGCATATACGGTCTTTGCAGCGGCGTGGATACGACTACAAGAAAATCAACGAGTATATCCGAAAGACCCTAAAGCTCACGCAAAGCGAGTTTGACACCGTATGGAACAAGGCTGTCCAACGAAACCAGCAGTATTTTGATACGCTGATCGATGACAACCTTGTTCTCGGCGAAAACAACTTCAATGCTGAGCTGTTCATGCAGGGAATCAACGCCATTGAGATGCAGACGCTTGGAGAGCTGACGAATATTACCCGAAGCATGGGCTTTGCGTACCGAGCGCCGGACGGCACGGTAAAGGTCGATGATATAGGCAGGATGTATCAGCGCGTCCTTGATGACGCCTTGATGCGCGTGGAGAGCGGGCAGAGCTATAACGTGGCGATCCGTGACGCAACGAAGATGCTGACGGACAGCGGCTTGCAGTACGTTGATTATGAATCCGGCTGGCATAACCGCGTTGACGTTGCTGCCCGCAGAGCCGTTATGACAGGCGTTACCCAGCTTTCCCGACAGTACACCGAGCAGACGGCGACGTTGCTTGACACGCCATACAGAGAGGTTACGGCGCACCGTGGGGCGCGAGACGGAGAGGGTAAAACGCCATGGGCGAGCCATAAGAAATGGCAGGGGCGCGTTTATTCCGTCCGTACCGGCGATATTTACCCGTCTATATATGAGGTCTGCGGTCTTGACGAGGTGGACGGCTTGTGCGGCGCTAACTGCCGCCATATGTATCACATCTGGATCGAAGGAGTTTCCGAGCGGACATATACCGATGAGGAATTGCAGAACATTGATCCGCCGCCTTTTGAATTTGAGGGAAAGCAATACACCTTTTACGAGGCGACACAAAAGCAAAGACAGGTCGAGGCATCGCTACGCAAAGTTAAACGTGAGCTGATAGCCGCCAAAGGTCGCGGAGATGATGAGGAGTATACCACAAAGGCTGTACGGTATCGTCGTCTAAATGAGGAATATGAGGCGTTCAGCAAGGCGGCAGGATTGCGGCCACAGTACGAGCGCGGGAACATTGCGGAGTTCGGGCCGAAAGAAGCACGGGAAGCGCAGAAAGCTGCAAAAAATATTGCAAAACAGCCTGAAAATGGTATAATTAAAATCGAGGTTGACGAGCTTACCCCTTGCCTTAAAAGAATGAATGACGGACAACTTGTCAACACCACCGTCGTTGAGGTTATTCCAACAAAACGCGATTTTAAGGACTGGGAGTTTGACTGGACGATTCCGCGTAAGAACGGGTATACAATTCGCGGAATTAAAGCGGATGGAGATAACCGCATACAGGGTTTAATTGCCTTAAAGCCGGATCCAAACAATTATGCCGTAAAGATTGATATAGTTGAAGCTGCTCCGTTTAACAACCCGCACAACCCTGCATTTCTAAGTAAGGAGTATTCTGGTGTAGGCGGCCATTTGTTTGCAGAGGCTGTTCGGGAGAGCTTCAAACAAGGTTTTGACGGATATGTATACTTTACTGCCAAGTCGGATTTGATTAAGCATTATCAAGAATCGCTCGGCGCAACGCTCATTAACCCAAGACTTAGAATTATGGCCATCGAAGAAAGGAGCGCGAAAAAACTATATGACAGATACTATGGCGGAGAATCCTCTTGACAATTACGGCGCTCTGACTGATCCGTTTCCCGACAGCTCGCCGGGCTATAATTTCAAGCGGATTCGAGAATATTGCAGAGAGACAGGGAAAGAATTCACGGAACTGACTTACGAAGAATTTGATATGTTCAAAAGCATCGTGTAAACACACGGTGCTTTTTCTATGAACATTTTCGTGAGGTCACGAAAATGGGATCCTTCTTTAAAAGCATAACAGAGAGCGCCGCCTGACCTTGTGGCGGGTACAGAAATAACGGTCTTGCTTTGGCAGGGCTTCTTTCCTTTCCCCCTGTCTTGCCCCTGCGGAGGGGGATACAAAAACCGCGTCGCTACTGCTCAACAGCGGCCATGCATTTATAAACATTCAAGGAGTTTGTCCCATTCGGGACGGGCTCCTTTTTTGTTTGCCGACGGGCATAAACGGAATACGCCGACGGGCGGAAAACGGAGGAATCATCATGGCAGAACCGAATACCAATCCCAACACCGCCGAGGGCGGGAACGAGGCTACTTTTACACAAGCCGAGGTAGACAATATCGTTGCAAAGCGTCTCGCGCGGGCAACCAAAGGAATGCCCACCGAGGAAGAAATGAACGATTATAAGGCTTGGAAAGCAAATCAGCAGAGCGAAGCGGACAAGCTCAAGGGAATCGAGAAAGAGCGCGACACCGAAAAGGCGGCGCGGCTTGCTGCCGAAGCGAAGGTAACGCAGTTTGAGCGGGAAAAGTATCTGACCGCAAAGGGCGTTTCGGCTGATGAGCTGGAATTTTACTGTTTTAAGATCGGGCAGAAAGTAACGGACACGGTGAGCTTTGAAAAGGCAGCCGACGAGTTTCTGAAAGATCGCAAACCCGCCTCCGTGCGTGTGGATATGTCCGCGCACGTCGGCAACAGCGGCAATAGTGCCACCGGCACAAACGACGCTATGAACGCCCTTATTCGGGGCAAATTTAAGTAATTTGTGAGGTAAAACATGGCTACTAACATTGTAAACAGAACCGACCTTTCCGGGCTTATTCCGGAACCTGTCACTCGTGAGATCATTCAGGGTGTGACCGAGGGCAGCGCCGTCCTCCAGATGGGCCGCCGCCTCCCCAATATGACGAGCAAGACCCAGACGATGAACGTTCTGGACATGCTTCCCACTGCCTACTTCGTGAACGGCGACACCGGCATGAAGCAGACCACCAAGATGAAGTGGGACAAAAAGAAAATCTATGCCGAAGAGATCGCCGTTATCGTCCCCATTCCCGAGGCGGTGCTTGACGACGCCGACTATGACATCTGGGGCGAAGTCCGCCCGCGTCTCGTTGAGGCGTTCGGCAAGGTCATTGACGGTGCTATCCTGTTTGGCACGAACAAGCCCACCTCTTGGCGCGACAGCGTCCTTGAGACCTGCACGAAGGCCGGTTCCGTCGTGGCTGCGACGCCGTACATCTATGACGACCTTCTCGCCGAGGGGGGCGTGATCGCCAAGGTCGAGGAAAGCGGCTATCTCGTCAACGGCATTATGTCCGCTATCCAGATGCGCGCGAAGCTGCGCGGTCTGAAAGACCTGAACGGCAATCCCATCTTCAAAACCGAAATATATAATATGTGAAACCATGTTCAACCGTGTGCATCGGTGTGCAATTCTCACGCATAAACGCTGGTTTTTCAATGGGTTTTGCAATCGAACGCGAAGAGCCGAAAACCGCCGTATATTCTACGTTGTGCGCCGATAGTGCGCCGGAAAGGTTGATACATGGTAAAGCTGATAAAGGGGCAACCGTGGTATCTCTGCCCCGTCTGCAATCAAAAGATGTTCCCCGTCCGTGATGGCGCGGTATGCAAGGGCGTTATTATTCCCTGCCGCCGATGCGGAGAAGCGCGGGAAATGATAATCAATTACCGCGAGATCAAAACGGGGGTGTCTACAACCAAATAACACGGCGCAAAAGAAAAAGGAGGCCCACCCAATGGCAAGCATACGGAAGATCAGCGATAACAGCTATAAGATTACGGTATCATGCGGCAGGGACGCCGCAAACCGGCAACGACGGCATTATATGACGTGGAAGCCGGACAAGCCCATGACAGAAAAGCAGATGGAAAAGGCGGCGCAGAAAGCGGCGTATGAGTTTGAGAAGCAAATAGAACTCGGATTCCGCCCGGACGATAACCAAACGTTTCGGGATTTTGCAGAGTATTTTATTGATTTGAAGCGACGGCACGGAGCGGCTACAAACACGCTGAAAAGCTACGAATGGGCGAAGCAGCGCGTTTATGACGGTATCGGGGATATGCGGCTTGTGGATATACGCCCGTACCACATAAATAAGCTGTATGCCGATATTGCAAAAAGCGGAGGGCGGAAAGATAGAAAATTCTGTTATCCGTCTACAGAGATTAAGACGCTTATAGAAAAGCGCGGCGGATGTTATGCCTTTTTCCGTGAAAGCGGAATAGACAGAGATATAATTACATTTGCGTGCGTCGGAGAGAGAATAACGCAAGATGCAGGGCGTCGGTTGGCTGATGCGCTGGGCTTAAACTTCAATACGGCTTTCCGTCTTGAAAATAGCAATAATTCGCTTTCCAATATGTCAATATTTCGGCATCACGCATTCGTGCAGATGGTTCTTGACGAAGCTGAAAAGAGCATGATAATCACATACAACCCGGCACGTCGCGCTACTGTTCCAAAGATTGAAGAGGAGGAAAAGAAAGTAAATTGCTTACAGCCAGACGAATTAAAAGCCGTCCTTGCAGCGCTGGAAAACGAAAAGCCACGAACAAAGGCAATGTTGTACACGCTATTATATACGGGCATAAGGCGCGGCGAGCTGTGCGCTTTGAAATGGGACAAGATCGACTTTGAAAAGAAGCAGATCATAGTTGATGCGGGCGTAACGTACACGAAAGAGACGGGCGCGGTTTTCGGCAAAACAAAGACGCGCACCGTTCGGTGTGTACCCATCGGGAACGATTTAACCGCCATTTTGAAAGAGCATCGCAGATGGTATATACAAGAGCGTTTCCGTCTCTGCGGAGCATGGGAGAATAACGACTTTGTGTTTTCCCGTTGGAATGGGGAAATGATGGCGCCTTTCGACGTAAACGATATTGTATCTTGGTTTTGCAAAAAAAACGGACTGCCGCATATACACCCGCACCAATTCCGCCATACTGCCGCAAGCCTTATGATCGCAAACGGTACGGACGTGGTAACGGTGGCGGATATACTCGGCCATAAGAATACATCGATGACCCTTGACGTGTATTCCCATGCAATAGACACGGCGAAAGAAAAGGCCGCAAATACTATGGAATCGGCTATAGAGGCTTGCAAAATCGGCTAAAACGTGATATAATACTAAGCAATCGAATGACAAAACGTGCATGGAAGAAATTCCCGCACGAATGAGCCTATGAGCCTATTACGGTCGCTTGGTAACAGAGCGAACGCGATAGGCTCATTTTATTTTTTCGGACTTTGAAAGGAGAATACAGCATGGCGAAACTTAGAACGCTTCCGAAAGCATACGACTACTTCAAGGAGAAAGACCCGGATTCCGCGCTTACGAAAAACTATTTCCGAACGCTGGTAAAGACCGGCGCGATTCCGTCGGTACGGCTCGGAAAGAATTTTCTGATTGACGTTGAAACGCTCGACCAGCACATAGCGAAAGCCTTTAGCGGCCTCTGAAAAGGGGAAACGCGCCACACAAGGGGGTACTATGTCCAAATCGAGCCGGAAACGGTACCAGGCGAAGCGCCGGGAATATAAGCAGATCGAGGAACAGATAGACCGGCGCAACGCCTACGGACTACCAGACCCGACGCCGTATGAAGCCACGCGAAAAATCATAGAGCGGGAAAAACGCTCTTTGAAAAATAAAATAACCGAAGGAGATCAAAACATGATGAGGTCAATTATTATCCGCAAGTCGTACTATTCCGGTATCAAGGAGCTTTCCCCGGAAAAACGCCTCGAAGTGTACGACGCTATCATGCACAGCGCTTTCGAGAACACGCCGCCGGATATTTCCGCGCTGTCCAACGAAGCCCGCTCAGTCGCTGCGTGTGTTATAGACTGCATAGAGGCAGACTATAAGCGCTTTTTGGAAAAGCGCGGGGCGAAAGAATGAGAGGGACGGAAAAACCGGGCGTTATGCTCTATTGGGAATCGTTCAGAGCGCTAAAGAGGCTGGACGATCAACAGGTAAGCCGAATATTTTTCGCAATAGGGGATTACGCGCAGTATGGAGAAATACCGGACTTTTCGGATGATCTGACGCTTGAATTTGCATGGTCTGTGATTCAAGAAAGAATCGACAGGGACACAGAGCGGTACGAGCAGAAGAAACGAAGAAACCGGGAAAGCGGGATAATTAGCGATTTTACCCGAAACTATGCACCGGCACACGGCATAGACCCGAACGACGAAGCAGCAAAAGCGGATTATCTAAAGCGCCGTCTTGCAGAGATCGAAGCCGAAGAGGTCAACGAACGTTGACAACCGTTAACAAGTGCCGACGATTTCAACCAACTACAGCTACAGCTACAACAGCAACTCAACTACAGCTACAGCTACAGCTACAGCGTGCCTCTGCAAAGAGGTACAAGCATCCCTACGGGATGCCATTAAAGGGAAGCACAAACGCGGGGCGTTTGCACTTCTGCGCTTGTGTTATGTATGCATTTTCCCCGATGTTGTTTGCATCTTCCCGGATAATGCATACATTTCCCGGCTTAATGGGAACATTCCGCACGAAAGGACGGACAGAATGAATCTTAGAATCTTCCGCATGACAGCGAAAAAGGCGTATGACAGCATGGAGGACACCGTAAACCGGTATTCTCTGGAACAGTACATAGCAATTTTTGAGCATTTCTTTTCCCGGTACGCCGAGAAGCGCGGAGAAGATCATCCGCCGGTAGGATGCGGAAACATCCGGCGTATCATGGAGCGGATGCCGTACACGGGCGCAAAGGATGAAAGCATCGGCGGGCGGGATATGTTCGACTACACGGCGGAGATGTACCCGGCGATGATAGACCAGTATTTCCGAACGCGCTTTTTCCCCGGATGTGATTACCGCATATTTCACTTTATGTGCGGCAACGTTCGGGAGCTGCGTTTATATGAAATCTTGTTCGGGCGCGAAGCTGCGGAGGCGTGCGCGGACAGCATGAACAACATCAAGAACACGAAGGAGGTCACAGCATGACAGAGCTGAAAAGACGATGCAGACAGGTGAAAGAAAACCTTGCAGAGAAAACGAAAGAGCTTTTGATGGACGGCATAGACGCCGTACACAAGCTACAGCCCGTTGTTGAGGGCATGAAAGAGCAGATCAAGGAGGCGCGGGACGATGCCGACAATTGAAGAAGATGCGCGTATGTTCTGCCCTCTCCGTGACGGGAGAAACGGCGCGGCGGACTGCATCGGGAAAGAATGCGCGTATTTTGGGGAGTATGTTTGTATGCGCGTCTGTGTCTCCCCTGCCGTCGGTAAGCTCTGCCCGATGCCTTACCACGGCGTATGCAACGACAAGTGCGGATTCAACAAGAGAGGGGGGAAAGACTGATGCAGACATACGAAGCGGCGCAGATGGTTCTTGAAGCCGTGGACGGTCTGAACGCCGGACAGATTCAAAACATTATCGGAATGCTGCACGAGTACAAGCAGAAAGCCGCTGTAGTGCGTTCTATGGTGGCGGGCGTATCAAATGATGCAGAACTTGAAAAAATGATTCTGACGCACTTTAGGGGCGTTTAACAAGGAGGCAAAACATGAGCGAAATTAGAGAAGCGATTACACAGCGGCTTACAGGCGGAAACTTTAACGCGCTGGATGCGGTGAGCCGCGAGGACTTCCCGGATGATGAAAGCTATCTCCGGGCGGCTACAAAGATTCAGCTTGAGAGAAGCACGCCGGAGTATCAGCGGGCGTATGCTTCCCTTGCTGCGGAATACAGCAAGCGGCAGGAAGAGAAGCAGCGAGCGGCGAACGAGGCGCGATACAAGGAGCTTTCCGGCACGGTGCAGCTTGATTCCGTCGAGCTTGGCAACGTAGAGAAGAAAGCGCGGGAAGCGGCACAGAGAGACCTTGCAGCAAAAAGAATCGATCTTTCCGGCGTGGGCGCGGCTATTGAGAAATACGCGGCGCAGTTTGAGAAAGAGGAACGGGAAAGCAAGATCGGGCGTGTTATGCTCAATGAGCTTATCCGGGGCAGATAAAGAAAAAGCATCCCGTAATACTGCGGGGTGCTTTCTTATGCCCAATTTTCGAGCGAAACCGGAGATTAAAGGGGGTGTATTAGGACGGGAAGCCGGATAAGAGACAGCGATATTATAGACGCGCTTTTGCAATGCCCGACGCAGCGACAAGCGGCGAAACGCTTAGGATGCACAGAGGACACGATCAGCAAGCGAAAGCGAAACCCGGAGTTTATGAAAGCGTACAACGCACAGCGAATGGAGCTTATCACTTCCGCACGGGATATGCTTCAAAGCTCAACGTGTAACGCTATTGCTACTATGGCGGAAATAGTTATGAATACCGAAGCATCGCCGCAAGTACGGCTTAACGCTGCGGATGCAATCTTACGCCATAGTACGAAGTATACAGAGATCGGGGACGTTTTGGAGCGCATAAAGGCGCTTGAGGCGAGCAATGAGGAATGACATAGAAAAGCGTCTTGTAGCTCTCGAAGCATCAAAGAAGATCGCCGACGAGCTGAAAGAGCGGGCAGCGCAGCGGGACATAACGCAGCATATAGCCCCGGTATACGTCCCTCTCCATGAGGATATACAGGCGAAGCGGCACAGCATATACAATCTTCCGGGCGGTCGCGGTTCCGGTAAATCCTCCGTTGCTTCTCTGGAAATCGTGAACGGCATAATGAACGACAGCACGGCGAGCGGTATTTGCTTCCGGCGTGTCGGTGCTACGCTGCGGGAAAGCGTCTTTGCTCAGATCGAATGGGCGATAGATACGTTTGATGCTTCGGATTTATGGACGCTTACCACAAGCCCCATGAGAGCGACGTACAAGCCCACGGGACAGGCGATTATCTTTCGCGGTCTGGATGAGGCTACAAAGCTAAAATCAATCAGAGCGCCGGGAAAGACCTATTTCCGGTTTATCTGGTATGAAGAGGCTTGCGAGCTTCCGGGAGAAAGAACGCTGCGCAATGTTACGCAGTCGGTACAGCGCGGCGGAAAGGTGTTTACCATCTTCCGCACGTTTAACCCGCCGATAAGCCTTAACAATTGGATGAATCGGCTTGTAAACGTGCCGGATGATCGCGCCTTGACCGTGCGCACAGACTATACCATGATGCCCCCGGAATGGCTCGGCGAGGCGTTCATAGAGGAAGCCGAACACCTGAAAGCCGTTAACCTTGACGCATACCGACATGAATACATGGGCGAGCCGATAGGCGCGGGCGGCGAGGTATTCCCCAATGTCACAGTACGGACGATCACAGATGAAGAGATCGCCGGAATGGGATACTTCTATGACGGTGTTGATTTTGGCTTTACGATAGACCCCGCTTGTTATATCCGCGTGAGCTATAACCGAAAGACGGAAGAGCTTTATTTGCTGGATGAGATATACAAGCGGCGCTTGCGTAATTCAGAGCTTGCGGAGCTGATGCGGGGAAAGTATAAAGCATGGTCTATGGTTATGCCGTTTACTGATGGCGCAATGGTGGCTTATTGCGACAGCGCAGAGCCGAAGAGCATAGTTGATCTACGCGCAAACGGCATAGATGCGAGAGAGACATACAAGCGCCCGGACGCCGTGCGATACCGTATAAATTGGCTCCAACACCGGAAGATCATCATTGACCCGGCACGCACTCCGAACGCCTATAGAGAGTTTACGGAGTACGAATACATGACGGACAAGGACGGCAATATTACCGGCGAGCTTCCCGACGCGAACAACCACACCATAGACGCCGTAGCGTACAGCCTTACGCCGGTTATATGGAATTACGCGGGGGAAGCCGGAATAGACAACAGGCCGACACCGGCGAGACCGCTTGAATGATTGGGGGGTGAAACAATGTGCTATGTAACGATCAAATGCCATAACTGCGGGGCGGCGTCAACGCTCTACGACGGTATGGCGGCAAGGTGTCCCCATTGCGGGGCAACCATCCCGGAGAAAGCCGCCGGGAAGCTCGAAAACCTTTTAGGGTGTGCGCGGGAGATCGACAAGGATTTACGCAGCGCCGCCGAACAGGGCGCAGAGCTTTTCACGGTGGAAGTAAGAAACTTTCATGTACCGGCGCACAAATCGAAATGGTGAAAGGACATTGACCCATGAGCAAGCCCCGCTTTCGCTGGTGGGGTTACATGAAATCCGCAATTAGAGCATACCCGGAGCTTTGCGACAAGCTCCAAACGATGAAGAATCAGAGCATAACCCCGAATTACAGTTTTTCAGCCGGAGGCGGCGGAGCGTCCAGAACGGCAGAGGCGGCAGCGCTGCGCGAGCTGACGGGCATTGAAGCCGTAGAGTATGACGCGGTACGGCGAGCCATAGAGAACACCGGAAAGCTCAAAAACGGAGCGGAACGGCAAGCCCTTATTGACATGGTTTTCTTTAAGCAAAGCCACTCATTAGAGGGCGCGGCTATGGTGCTTTTCGTATCGTACCAGACGGCCAAACGCTGGCACAATGATTTTATTCTGGAAGCCGGTAAATGCTACGGCTTGTTAGACGGTAATTTCGGAGGTATGCGCAATGAATGAATTTATGGAAGCCCTATGCAAAGACGATCTTTCCAAACTTCGGTATTACGAACGGCGCATAGCCGAGATACCGGATGAGATCGCAGAGGAACAGGCGCGGTTAACGTCTATTAAAAGCTCAACAACCGGCTCGACACCGGTACAGGGCGGAGGGAACAAGCGCGAGGAATGGCTTGTATCAGCTCTCGACCGGATAGACCGGTTAAAGGCTGATTTACGTTATTTTGAGGGCAAAGTACGGCTTGCATACCGGGCGCTTGATAGGCTCGGCCCGGAAGATCAGCGGATCCTTGTTGTGCTATATGTCGATAAGATCAAGCGCGGCGCGGATGTTCTTATGGATGAGCTTGATATAGATACCCGTACTGTATGGCGCAAACGTGCGGGCGCATTGCAGGACTACTGTACCGCACGGTATACGAACATTGGAAAATAGGAGAGTGAAAAAACATGGTTACATTTCCGGCATTTTGGGGCGGCGTTATTGCAACGCTCGCTTGTGAATTTGCGGTGCTGCTTGCGTACTCTATCGTGTATGCATTCCGGCACAAATAAGCCCTTACGGGTGAAAGGTGGTGAAACAGATTGAAAGATATTCGGTTTAAGGTCGGCATAGACGATAGCAAGGCGGCGCGGGAGCTTGCCGCGCTGAATCGCGCTATTGATAATCTGAAAAGCAAGATCAACGATGCGGCGCAAGCGAAAATAAACCTTGCCCCGCAGCTCGACGAGGCAAAGCAGAAAGCCGAAGAGACGGCGGCGAGCGTGGCAAAGCTGAAAGAACAGCTTGCAGCGAGCGAGGCAAAGACCAACAGACAGGGGAAAATACGCGCCGTTGATTTTGTAGAACAGGAAAATATCAAAAAGCAGCTTGCCGAACAAGAGGCGATTTTGGAGCAGCAGAAGAACACCGTTTCAGAGCTTCAAAAAAACTATGACGATGCGGCGCGGTCGGTAGATGTTAATACCTCCGCGCTGCAACGCTTGCAGAAGCGGCAGGGGATTCTTTCAAAGGTCGTATCCGGTCAAAGGATTTTCGGCGGTATCGGTGCCGTTGCCGGTCGTGCGAAAGATGCGATAGCCGAGAAAAGCAGCCAAATGAAAGACGGCTTTTCCGATATGTTCAAGAAAGGACTGAAAAGCGCCTTGCTGTTCGGCGTCGGACTTCGTACCGTGACGGCTCTTGTAAGCAAGATGCGGCAATACGTCACGCAAGCGGTATCCGAGTTTGCGAAGAGCGACAAAGAAACGCAGGGCAATATAAACGCGCTGAAATCTTCCCTCACGGGGCTGAAAGCCTCTTGGGGCGCGGCGTTCGCGCCTGTCCTTAACGCGGTAGCGCCCATACTGCAAAGGCTCATTGCTATGCTCAACACGGCGGCGCAGGCCGTAGCGCAGTTTATGGCGGTGCTTACCGGTCGCGGCTCATTCAAAAAGGCGGTAGCAAGTACCGGGCAGCTCTCGGACAATCTCGGCGGGGCGGCTGGAAACGCTAAGGAAGCAAAAAAGCAGCTCATGGGTATTGATACCCTTACCGTGGCGCAGGACACGGACAGCGGCGGCGGTGGAGGCGGAGGAAGCGGCGCGACAGCGTTTGAAGAAACCGCCGTGGACGCTGAAAGCCTCCCGGCAAAGATCGCGGCGGCAATCAAGGCCGGGGAATGGTCGAAAGCGGCGTCCCTGCTTACCGGAAAGCTCAATGAAATGATCGCGTCCGTGGATTGGGCGGGTATCGGCTCGCAGCTCGGCGGGTATCTGGATGGGGCTTTGACATTCCTTGCGGTAGCTCTGACAACGTTTGATTGGATGGGGCTTGCTGGGAATATTGCTGCATTCCTTAGCAATGTTATTTCCTCCGTAGATTGGCGGAATCTTGGTATTCTGTTTACGGCAAAATTCCGAATTATCCTGCATGGCTTGGTCGGATTTATTCAGAATTTCGATTGGGGCGCGGCTATGTCGGCGCTGTCTCAATTCGCCGTTGGTCTGCTTAACGGCCTTACGGATGCAATACGTTCTATTGATTGGCTTTCTCTCGGTCAAACGATATGGAATGCAACGGTTGATATTATCCAGAATATCGATTGGGCGGGTATTGTGTCCTCGATTGTTGAGGTTTTCGGCGCGGCGTGTGCCGGTCTCGGCTTGCTTCTCTGGGGTGTCATAAGCTCGGCATGGCAAGAAGTTGTTAATTGGTGGAACGAAAACGCTATGCAGGATGGGAAATTTGTTTTTCTCGGTCTGCTGCAAGGTCTCTGGAACGGTGTAAAAAATATCGGGCTTTGGCTTTGGAATAACATCATTAAACCGTTTATCGACGGCTTTAAGGATGGTTTCGGTATTCATTCCCCGTCTACGGTTATGGCAGAGATCGGCGGTAACATCATGGCCGGATTGAAGCAGGGCGTTTTAAACAAGATCAATAACGTTATACAGGCGTTCGGGCAGCTCAAACAGAGAATCACGGACAAGCTGCGCAGCCTTATTGACACGGCGCGGAACATCAATTGGTCGGACATTGGTATGAACATCGTTAACGGTATTATCGACGGTCTGAATCGTGCTTGGCAATGGCTCACGGGTGCAATCCAGCAGATGTGCAGAAACCTTTTACAGAGCGCAAAGAACATTCTCGGCATTCACTCCCCGTCTAAGGTTTTCCGGGAGCAGATCGGCGAGAACATCGGCGCGGGCATTGAAGAGGGTTTAGGCGATTCCGAGAGCGGATTAACGGCACAGATGCGGTCTATCTCTTCCGGCTTGATCGCGGAGGCAAACCGCTTTTCTATCGGGGAACAGCTCGCCAACATGGGCGGCTTTCGTATGCCCGCCGTTGCTATGGGCGGTGTAGTGCCGCCTAATGCGTTTTCCGGTTCTGGCGGTTATGGCATATCCCCGGAGCTTGAAAGCAAGTTGGACGCGCTTCTCGACCGTTTAACAGGCAATAAGCAGCCGATAGAGGTACACACGACGGTAGAGCTTGACCGGCGCAAAGTTGGTGAGAGCGTGTACACCTACACCGAAGAGAGAAACCGCGGACGCGGCAAATGATTTTTAGGAGGTAAAAACAAATGAAAAAAATCTCTGTATCGAACGTTCAGGAATACAACATCAACGGGAAAGTGGTTATCCGCTTTAACCCGATGGATACCGGCTTTGTAAAGCGGTTTCTTGCAGCGTGTGAAGAGCTGGCAAAGCGTCAGGAGGCTTTCGGCAAGGAAGCGGAGGAAGCCCCGGCGGATAACTTTTTCCCTGTCGCGGAAAAGGCGGATACCGATATGCGCGAGATCATCAACGGGCTTTTCGGCGAGGATGTATGCAAGCCCATTTTCGGGGAAATGCACCTTACGGCGCTTTCGGACGGTCTGCCGGTCTGGTGCAATCTCATGCTTGCGTTCATGGATGAGATCACGGAAACGGTCGAAGAGGTCAAGGGCAGCAAAGTGGAAGTCAATCCGAAGCTGCAAAAGTATCTCGCTAAATTCGACAAGAAATAAAAGCGGGGCATATTGCCCCGCTTCTTCGTACCAGAAAGTTTGTATTAAAAATCCCCGGTATCAAAGATACGGGGGAGACGCTGGAAAGGATGAAACCCGCACAAATAGTATACCGCACTTTCCGGGAAAATGCAATAGATAAAAAACCCCTCCGGCATCCTAAGACACCGGAGGGTAAAAGAAGGAGGCCACCCGCCGTACTCGATCTATCGACTACTACACGCCCATATTATACCGCACGCCGGGCGATAATGCAAGACTTGTTTATACACTTTTTTCTCTCTGTATAAATAAATTATCTGCGGGCGTTTGATAGCATTTGCAAGCATCTGTATACAATTGCTTGCAGATTGCCGCATATTTCCGGGGGAAAGGGAAACCGGCGCAGAGCCGAAGCCCTACGCCGGTATTTACGCTCAATCTTCTGTTAACCCCATACGGAAGCATGGGAAACGGTTTCCCCGCTATCGTATTCTTTGCGAGCTGCGGAGATCGCCGCTATATCGTCGGGCGTAGCAACATCATCCGAAACAAAGCGCCGGACGATCTCAAGCAAAAGCGCCTGTTCTGCCTCTGGCAGATAGTCTATCATGTGGTTTAACTGATCTCTTACCGGTGACATTCTTTACACCCCCTTGTAAACTTCACCACGCGGAGCAATCTTTTCTATCAACAGCACACCGGACGCAGGGAAAGAAAACAGGATGCGCCAATCTCCGACACGCAGCCGGTATGATCCTGGATACCCTTGCAACGGCTTTATATCGCCCTCCGGTATCTTCTCTATTGCCGTTCGTATACGCTGCTTTGTCGGCCTGTCCATCCCGGCTATAGCTTTTACGGCTCGCTTGGAGTATTGAATATCCATTTGTATTCCCCCATCCGTGTAAGCCTATTATATGCGGAAAGTAAGCTGATTTCAATAACTTTTTATGAACGGGGCGAAGAGCTGCGATTCGTACCCATTCGCTGCGTTTGGCAGCGACTGGCAGCCGTTGGGGGCGTCCGGGGGCGTCCGGGGGCGTTCGGGGGCGAAAGCCAAAAAAGCCAACGGTTTTTTAAGAAAGCCAAATAACCCACGGCTTTACGATAACGTATCATTAACGAACGGTAACGTAACATTAACGAACGATAACGTTTGCAGGAATCCGCAAAATGTAAGCAGAAAACGAAAAAATGTTTGCATTTATTCCCTTTATGCTTGCAGATTCGGAGGAAATGCAGACGGAATTATTATAGGAGGACATTATGAAGCTGACAGTAAACATTAAGACCCTGCCCGCTAAGACGTTCAGAAAGGCGGTAAAGTACGCTGAAACTGTCGTTGCGGAACAGGCTTTGAAAGATACAGACCCCTTTGTTCCGGCGCTTACCGGCACATTCTCAAAGCTCGCTCACACGGTCGGGAATGAGATCATATACACCGGAGATCAGGCGCAATATCTCTATTACGGCAAAGTTATGGTAGATCAGGACAACCGGCACGCCGTTTTTTATGAGGGGAAAGGATGGAGACACCGCAAGGGCGCGGTACTCCACGCCACGGACAAGAATCTTGTTTTCACAACGGATATGCATCCGCAAGCGCAATCCCACTGGATGGAAGCATCCGAAGCAAAGAACGGCGATAAATGGGCAGAGGTCGCGGAAAGAGCCATTGCAAAGGCGATAAAATAACCTTGAAAGTGCTTTCCCCGCTTATGGGGAACGGCGGCAGATCGGGGAATAAGAAAGAGCGGGAATTAAATCCCGCTCTTTTCTTCATATTAGAGAATGTTCCCCGGCTGATAATCCGGTTTCTTTCCCCCACAAGCGGGGGAGAAGTCACGAACCGACGAAAGAATGAAAAGCCGTTTCATACGTTCCGGCATCTTCCGGTGTTACTTCATACGGAATGCGGAGAATAGCATAATCAGACTTGTACATATACTGATTCAGACCGAACGCGCCCAAATCTGCGCCGGTAAACTGATTCAGATAATCATACCGGGATTTACAATCCGCTTTGTTGGCGAACGTTTCAACCGTTGCCGTGTTGATCGTCTCAATACCGGGAATTTCAAAATCTGCTTTTCCCGTGTATTCATTCGGACGGCCTAATTTCTGGTTTGGGTCGGTTTCTGCGGTGTATGCCGTTATATCCCCGACAGAACACCCGGCAGAGGAAAGACCGTTTATAATATCCTCCGGCGTGTAGTCTTTCGGGTCTGGCCCGGACGAACCGCCGCAAGCGCACAGCACAAGGACAAGCGAGAGAGCAAGGAAAAACGAGATCATTTTTTTCATTTTCTTTCAGCCTCCATTTTTTATTATGCCGGGAGATAAAAACATTATATGCAGGATA